CACGTCTTTCTTTTTTCTTTGTTACGCTACCCGAAGGTTGTTCGGGTGCAGGCCGTCAACGTACTTCTGAGCAACCTTTGCCGCAGCTTCGGCTTTGGTGATCAGACCATCACGGTTGGCATCGAGGCCTTTGTTCTGGAGGTACGCCTTGGACTTGGTGTTCGCTTCACTGAACAGCACGTAGTCTTCAGGTTTACCCACAGCAGTCGGGAGCAGGATGCGCATGTAGATGTCGCTGAGGGTCTTCAGCTTGCCGGTGTACGGCTTGAAGAAGTTGTAGACGTAGTCGAGTTGTTGCTCGGCCGACATCTTCAGCAGCGAAGGGATCGAGGTGCCCGAGTCCTTAGCCGCCGCAGCACCGAACTGGATGAGACCGTAGTACGGAGCACCAGCACCATTCTGGATGGTGGGGCTGAAGCCGCTCTCGAACGCCATGCAGGCCATCAGCGTATCGGTACCGTCCCACGGCAGACCCAGATCAGTCGCGATCTTGTTGGTCTTGCGCAGGAACTCATCAGAGACCTTGGCAGACCACGCAGGAGCCTTGCAGTAGGCAAACAGCAAGCCATTGATACCATCGGCAGCCGTAGACGGCTTCGACATGTTCACGGCCTTACGGCGAGCGTTCAGGAAAGCACCGTGAGAGGCACCACCCCACAGACCGTCGATGATGCCAGTGTAGAAACCCAGTGCTTTGAGGTTGCGCTGGAGTTCCTTCAGTTGTTCTTTAGTTGCCGCCATTGTTGAGACCTTCCAGGTAGGTTTGCATGGCCGGGTAACAATCCCGGAGTTTAGCAAATGGGTAGTCGCTCATCTGAGCCATCTCCATTTGTTCTTCTTGGCCGGACACACGCCAGTCGAACCGCAGGCCTTCTTGCACCTTCGCCAGAGGGCCATTGGCAGACGCCTCGAACTTGGTGATGTGAACTGCGTTGGCGTAATCCCACGCAGACTTCTGCAACAGGCGCCAGGCTTTCGCGCTGGTGATCTGCTCAGCCGCTTCTTGAGAGAAGGACAGGAGCGTCATCGGTTCAGCCAGCACCTTGCTGTTCAGGAAGTCGTTGATGATCGCATCTTCCAAGTACAGCAGCTTAGGCGTCACCGACGTCTTCATGCGGAAGTACAGCTTGGTCACGCCCGGACGATTACGCGGGATGTACGGATATGCTTCACCGCCTTGATGAGGAGCCAGCGTGTTCTCAGGCCACCACTCAATGGCGTAACCCACGATGGCGTACTGAAGATCGCTCAGATAGTTGAAGACCGTGGCTTCTTTGATGCGGCAGTTAGCCCGCAAAGCGACACCGGCGTTGTCGATCAGTCGCATGGTGCGGAAGTGACCGCGATCAGCGCCTTCGTAAAGAGGTTGTTCGTCAGCCATGATTACGCCTTGAAGTGGAAGTCGTTGATAAGGGACAGACGCATGTCGGCCGGGTTGGCTTCTACGCTGTGTTGGATGTAGCTTGGCATGAGCCACAGGTCACCGGCCTTCGGAGCGACGTAATGCTCACCGAAGTGCTTGTCCCGTACAGGGCGTGGGTAGCCACGAGAAGCATTGAAGCGCGGGTCTGTCAGAGACATGCCAGCCTTCGAATCTTCAGGGTAGTACACACTGGTCAGGCAGCTATTGCCGTGCAGGTGAGAACCCAACGCTTCGCCGTTCTCGAACGACTTGCCGAACGTGTCGATGGTGATCTCTTTCGGCTCTACACCGAAGCACCGACGGATGTACTCTTCAGCAATCGGTCGAAGGATCTCATCACGGAAGTGAGCCAAGGCAGGGAACTGCTCAGGCGTCACGTCCAGAGGAGTCTGGCTGCTACGAGGGCACAAGCAATGAAGCATGTGGATCTCGTTAGCGAGTTCGTCGTTGTCAACCCGATCCAACAGGTTGAGTTGAGCGATCTCGATCTTCCAAGGTTGGATGATGTTCATTATCGAGCCTTCTATAAGTTTCGAGTGACGTAGTACTCGTGCAGCAGGGACAGTCTGATGTCCTCCGTCACATGAGGGACACTGTGTTGGATATAGCTGGGGAAGATGAAGATGTCCCCTGCCCGTGGCGAAATACTGAAGTTGCCAAAGTGGGCTTGTCGCATAGGTTTTGGGTATCCGCGGCATGCATTGCCTCGTGGGTCGAACATGGTCATGCCATTGTCCGAGTTGCACGGGTAGCAGATCGCAGACACCACAGAGCCTGGATGGTAATGCGGGTACAGTCCTTCACCCGGCTCAATCCACTTGCCATTGGTCTCGACGTAGAAGTCTTCCAAGGTCGTGTCGAAGCAGCGCTTGGCAAACCTCTGAATCAGAGGGGTGATGAGGTTGTCTCGCATGTCCATCGTGACAGGGAAGTTCTCAGCGTTGATCTTCTCCTGAGAATTGGCTTCCCCTTGCGTCATGGAGTACATCATGAAGACCTCGTTTGCAAAGGTCTCCATGTCGAACTGATCCCTGACGTTGATGCGAGCGATTTCAGTCTTCCAGGGTTGAATGATTTCCACACTAGCCTCCAAGAACGGATTGAACCCCTTCCTCCGTGCACTCGAGCAGGCAGTACTCGACTGTCTGTGGTGCCCAGCCCGATTCAATCCAGTTGGGGATCTGTTGCAACCCAACCAAGATAGCGTCGTAGGTGTCTGGGTCTTCGTCGTACGGCACGAAGAAAGGGTCTTGACCTAAGAACAGGTCTTCATCACGCAAGGAGTCGTAGATGCTGATCCCATAGAGTTCAAACAGCTTGAACGCATAGATGATCGCTACCGAATACGACTTGGCTGGGTAGAACAACGGGAACGTCGCTTCACGGAAGTAATGCAACGCGTTGTTCACCAGCTCTTCTGACTCGACGATCTCCATGTTGGCAAATGCGTCGGGGTGATCAGTCACCATCTCGTTGTAGAGGCGCTGAAAGTCTTTATACGGGTGTTGTGTATTCATAGTTACTCACAAACGAGATTCGCAGCTCGTCATTTGGGGATTGTTCGACGTGATGCAGTAAGTGAGCCGGTAAGAAAACCAACCGACCCTCCTTAGGCACGACATTCTGGAACTTTCCGTCCGGCAGATGGATGACCAACTCACCTTCAGCGTCGGTCAGGTACAGCACTGACGTGAACGCATGGGGCAGGTGATCATGAGGTGTCAGGCCAGCCGCTCCGATGTGGAAGTGGTTGGCACAGATGGTGATCGTGTCGTCACCGAGAAGCTTCTTGATCATAGGCAGGATCGTTTCGATTGCCCACTCATTGACTTCAGGGGTTTCGATGAAGGCTTTGTTGACCTCACAGAACGCTTGGTCGATCATCCACTCAGGAATCACGACCGGCTCAGTGAACACAGTGATAAACCACTTATCGTCAATCATACTGGCAGGTCCCAACGGTTCTTCATGTCGACAAGGCAGTCGCTGCTGCACAGGTGTGCCATGATGGCTTGAACATCACCGCGAGCACAGCGGTCCAGATGCATGCAATCGCTGCACGGCTGGTTGTTGCTGTTGTTCACCAACTGCTCCATGTACTGGTCTTCCTCAAACTGCTCGATGGTCGTGTTGCACCACGGCTTTGGAACGACGAAGTCATGATGGAAGATCGGGAACTTCTCGATCAGGGTCGGCGTGTAGTACAACTTTCCTGAACGGTACGTGGCCTCCAGAGAGTCCGCCAGAGGCTTGATCAGGTACCTGGTGAACTCGGTGTCCTTGCAATCGTGAATCACGTCACAGAACTTACCAAAGGCCCTCAGGAAGGCAGAACGGTTGAGCAGGTCGTCGAACCCTTTGCGCACATGAGGGAACACGTACTCCACCAAGCGTTTGACCCCAAAGTCCAGCTGATGGATGTCACGATTGGTCTCGACACTGAACTGGTCAATGGAGTCACCCGTCATGTTCACGGTCAAGTAAAGCAACTCGAACTTCACATCCGGCAAGTGGTCAATGATGAACTGCACACGGCGGTTGATCAGGTCCTGATGCTTGGGGTTGTACGTGCTCTTGAGCGGGAACGGTGTAGCGATGGTGAAGGATTTACCCTTCATCAAGAAGTTGACCTTCTCACACAGCTCTTCCAACCCGTCGTCCGTCAACAGAGCCAACGGCAGCACCATCGAATCGTAGCGCTGAGCCAGTTGGAAGATCAACGGATGGTCAAGGATGTCCACACCTGCCTTGGAGGCAATGACGTCCACCGGCCCGACAGTGAACTCTCGCAGGCGATAGCCAGCAGCTTTCATGTCATCGACCATGTCCAACAGTTCTCGACGGTCTTTGTTGAAGGGACCTGGATCAAAGTCCTTGTCCACCATGCAACCGACGCATTGGAACTTACAGCCTTGCAGAATCTCAAGCGTTAGGTTGAACGCTCTGCTCTGAATCATTGTCGACATACTGCAACCCCACGAGGCATTCACGGATTTGCATCCGTTCCATGATGTTGATGATCCCTTTTTCGCTGCAACTACTCATGTAGACGCAACTCATGCACGGAGTGTCCTTCAGATACTCCATAGCGCGCTCCATGGCCTTCTGACGCGTGTTCAGAAGGTTATCCATAGACCAGGGGCGAGGAACGACGAACTCGTCCTCAAGGAACGGACAGTCGTCTTTAAGGAAAGGCACCCAATACAGCTTGCCTGCCGTGTACAACAGGTTGACCATCGTCCCGGTGTGGTAACAAAGGTCAGGATTGCGACGACGTTCATCCGTGCCATTCAGTCCTGAGTAGAACTGCGTGATGCGGTGAGACATCCGGGTGATCCGCTGAGCGGTCATCAGGTCTTTGACCTTGAGACGACCATAGGGGATGTTCAAGATGTCGTCCTTGTCCACCGGGAAGTCCACAGCGAACCCATTCTTCATCAAGTCATCGAAGTCTTCACCCACCGTCTCGTGAGTGCAGTTGACCACGAAGCCTGCCTCGTTCAAGTAAGCGACCTTCAGGTGCTCTTTGACGAACGCAAGCTTCTCACTGATCATGTCCCCGAACTTCTCGCTCTTGAAGAAGTGCGGAGCCGCAGGCATCAGGAAGCGAACGGCCTTACCCGGAATGGCTTGGTCGATCTCTTCGCACATGGTCTTGTACTTGTCCATGTCCTTCTCGAGGAAGGCAGCATTGAACGTGACCTGATGAAACCACTGAGCCATTTCTTGAAAGACCGGATGGGTCATGACGTCAGAGGTGTTATCAGAAGACATGTAGTCAGTGGGACCGATCCCCATGTCAAACGCAACATACCCTGCATCAACCATCTCTTTGATCATGATTGCCAACTGAGGGATGTCATCGACGTCTCCCCCCAACTGTTTATCAATCATGCAACCTGAACAATGGTGTTGACACCCTCGGAAGATGTCGAGGGTGATCTCCAATCGCTGCCGATGCTCTACGTGTTTAAGTTCCATGCTCCACCCACTTTAACAAGAGACCCCGGAACCCGTTACAGGAGTTCTCAAGGGTTGTGACTTCCCGCAAGTGCTCAGAGAGGCACCCGCCGTGGAACGTACACGATGCACAGAACGGATTGTCCGCTACTCGCTCATACTCTTTCCCGCACCAGTCGAGGTATCCTTCGATGCCGTCTACTGTCAGGAAGAACTCGCGGTCATTCTTGTCAAACTCCAGTACGGCGTAATCGCCGGTTGGAGTGATGTAGATGTGGTCATCAGAGAAAGCATTGCGGCTACCGTCTACCGCTTCCTTGACCTGAGTCTCGTTCTCGAAATAGAAGTTACGTTCGGGGTGTTTGATGACAGCCCAGACGAACTCTTCGAATTCCTTAAACGACACGTCCTGATCGTTGGCTTGGTTAGAACTGTACGGTTTGATCTCACAGCCTTTCAGATGTGGGAACCCGTTCATGGTCTGCACGTATTCGTCTGGGGTCACCAGATCCAAGAACGTACGGCCGGCCAACGTCAGGATGTTGAACTTGTTGCTGAGTTGGAAGATGTTCTGCAACACCTGGTCGTGCTTCTCACGAGCCCCGAAGTCATACGACACCGAGATGTCGAACGCTGGGTCATGAGCGATGTCCGGTACATGCGACAGGTTGGTGACGACCACGATGTCATCAATGCCCCGCATGTGCAGGATGTCTTTGATGTCCATCAGGTACTGCTGAGGCAACAGGAAGACTTCCCCACCGTAGATGTCGATGTGACCGATCTCGAAGTGCTCCAGCAGTTCGTCGATGCGTTGTTCAAAGACGTCCAGCGGGATGAACTGCTTGTCGCTCAACTGTTGCTCGGTGAGGTAACAGAAGTCACACCGGAAGTTGCAGTAGTACCACGGGTTCAGCGAGACGTTGATTCTTGACTTAGGCATTTGTAGAAATCTCGTTGATAAGGGCTCAGTTTAAGACCCCGGGAATCACTGACCACGTCGAGGAAGTCATCAACGCTTTCAACGCAGCGCTTGAGGACGATCTTCTTCAAGACCTCAGGGATCTGAAGCTTGACTTCATGACCGGGTGGAAAGAACGCCATTTGATCCAAGATAGGAAAGGACATGTCAACCTCGTGCAATCAAGGGAAGGGATTCATCTTCGTACGGCGTCGGCTCTAGGTGAGCGGACATGCCATTGATTTCGATGATCTGGGCAGCTTGACTCTTCATCTTGCGACAGTGCTGTTCAGTCAGCCCCATGCGCTTGGTGTCAGAGATCGTCTTCCGACACCCATTACAGATGTTGAACATCGGACAGATGTAGCACGAGTCTTTCATGCTTTGCAGTTCCGGCTGGTTCTGCAATGGATAGACCATCCCACCGTCCATCTCGGTTTTGAAGTCGATCGGGTACGCCCCGTCATCTGCAAAAGAACCACAGGAGAAGTAACCACCACCCGGTTGCAGTGTACGGATGCCCGAATCACACTCACGCGCCAATGGACAGGTCGTGTGCTGATGCTTGAGCTTCTTCGCCATCTGCTTGGTGTTGTATTCCCACTCCATCAAGCCGGCGTTGTAGATCTCGATGTAGTGGCCGTAGATGTCAGCCTGCGTAAAGAAGTTGTCGATACTGCCCATGGCAATCCCTTTCTTCACAACCACGGGGCCCGAAGCGACCACATGGTTGATCTTGGCTTCGACGTCCATCTTCTGAGCCAGACGCACCGTATCAAGGACTGTGTGTTCATTGTCCTTGTCGATCACCGCAATGAAACCCGGGCGGTAACCGATGCGCTCCAGGAACATGTCTGAGACGTTCCAGAAGTCCTCTTCGCTGAAGACTGTACCATCGCCCTTCAAACGCTTGTCGCCGTACTGGAAGGACGTTGTGACGCCCAGACGGGGGTGTTTGAGCAACTCCTCCCATAACTCTGGCTTCTTGTAGAACGGCCACAGGTTAGAGGTGAAACTAATGCTGGCCTCACTGCCATGCTTGTCGAGGATCTCGATCAGCTTCCAGTAGTACTCTGGAGGCATCATCAGAGGATCACCGCCGTTGATGATGATCGTGTGCGTGTGGAACCGCTGGATGAACTCCTCGATCTGGGCCAACTCAACAATGTCGGTGGCGTCTTCAGAGAGATGAGTGCTCGAGCAGAACGTGCACTTGAAGTTACAGTTGACGGTCGGTTTGACGATCAGGTCCATCGGGCTTTTCCTTATCAGCAGGCTGTACGGTCCATTGACCGAGGTAGTCACGACGGAACTGTTCGTTCTCTGGACTGTTCGCTTCTCTTAACTTCTTCAACAGCCAATCGCTATCACCGAGCGTACGTGGAAAACGAGGCACAAGTGGTTTACGGCGACGTATTGGCAGAATGGAATCGGTCATGGAATTATCTCGCTCGTTGTTCGTTAAGAAGGTCTCTCCAATGCGGCTCACCTACAGGGGATTTCCGAGGAGCAGGTTTAGGTCCGCATTCAAGGTACATCTCAAGACGTCTTAACGGACTTGCCATCTTGAAGCGCAGGTAGCGTTCCTGTATAGGAGTCCAACACTTAGCCATGGTTAACCCTCCAGATATATTCATAGGAATGATCCAGTAAAGTTTTAAATAGGGTTCGTCTCCTATAGCCAATAAAGGAGTGTTTCATGAAGCGTATCAATGTCGTAGTGGCCTCCCATGCCATGAACAATTGGGATGTACTGAGTCAAGGGATGTCACTGGATAACGGTAACTACGAGGTCTACTTCCACCGTGATCCACAGATGAGCATCAACGGTGGACATGCCCGCTTCAACTTCGACGTGGTCGTCAATGACGGCTCCTTGAAGATCGACGGCATGGACATGCAGAACCTGCTCCCTCCCCGTCGGATGCACACCATCAAGCGGTACAACAAGGTCGAGCAACAACTGCGTCTCTTGGCTGCGGTGGAACTGAACAGCGATGAAGAAAACGAACACCTGTTCAAGAACTTCTATCCGCTGACGATGCATCACAACCCACAACTGCACGGCTTCAGTCAATTGGTGAACCCGGACAACCGCGTCGTGGTCAAGCCGCTGGACGGGGCTCGTGGTATTGGTCAGTTCCTCATTGACCCGGACAAGATTCCATTGACTGCTGTGGTGGACGTTCTTGATGGCCTAAAGACAGGCCGTACTCAACTGGCTGACGTCTTGCCTGAGCTGCATAAGTACGACCCGTCGTTCAAGTATGCAACCTCTGCTGAGAAGTTCGAGAACGAAGGTCTGACAGCCATCCAGTCTCAGGGCTTCTGCATTCAGGACTATGTACCCGGCATCAAGTTAGAATACCGTCTCCTGACAGGTCAAGGCGGTGAGATCGCGTACTGCCAACGTCGCAACATCCGTGACAAGGACAACACCGGTCTGGCTCAAGCCACGGGCTCTGAAACCAACAGCGCCAAGGGTAACGACATCTGCGCTATCAATGACGTACTGGGCGGCGCTGATCTTGAAGGCCTGCGTGAACTGGTACTGACGGTGATTGGTCCATTGTCGTCAGTGGATCTGTTTATCACCGAAGATGAGAAGTGGGGCATCTTCGAATACTGCAACCAGTTTGGTATGAAGGGCGTCCCAATCGGCCTCGCTCAAGCGCTGCACTCTGAACTGCTGCTGAACCTTATCAAGAAGGCCGGCCTGTAAAGCGAACATAGGGCAGGGGCATCAGCCCCTGCCTTTATGCCGTGTCACAAGATTTCGTCGAACATGGTCTTGATGCTGCACACCTTGGACTTCTCACCCAAGACAGTGTCATGGAGGAAGCACCGCAAGCCACACCGGGTGTAGTACTCACAGGAGAAGCACTCGTAATGTTCCACGAACGCAATCTCTGCTTCGTCCTTAGCCCGCAAGCCTTCAGCCTCATCCAAGATCGCACCCTTGCCTGCCTCAGACCAACAAGTACTGACAACGCCGTCCTTGTTGATGATCTTGGTAGAACGGCACGTGGTCTCATTGATCACGTTAGCCTTCCAGTCCTTGATCGGGTAGGAGTTGGGGTACTTCTTGTTCAGGTGCAGGTACAAGGCGCTGATCAACTCTTCATCCGGCTGAATGTACTCGTACATCTGGCTAGGGATGTAGTGATCGAAGTACACGTCGAACTGCTCACAGAGCCAAGCCACTTCCCGACCTTCCCGGCCCGCAAGGAAGGACTCGATGTTCTGCTTGGTGATCACCACGTTGACCGTTTCAACCAGAGGAGCAACTTCTTCAAGCACTTCGAAGAAGCGAATACGCTGCATCTCATTGAACCGCCCAGCAGGATCATACGACGTAGCCAGAACGACTTTACCATACGGTCTCAGCATGTGGATCAAACGAGCCACTCGCCAGACATCCTTGAAGATCAAGTTCGTCCCCCAGACCAATTTGGCATGAGGGAAGTTCTCGAGCAGCATTCTGCCAATCGTCAGGTAGTAACCGAACATCCAGTCCGGTACATCGTCCATGAACAGTTCACCACCGGTGATGTTGATCACGATCTCCGATTCACTGTCCACTTCGTCGATCAGCGTTTGTGCTTTACGGATCATGTCAACCGCATCGAAGCCCACTTTGGAATCGTGGTCCTGATGGCAGAAGGAACACCGCAGGTTGCACCATTCGAACAGGATCAGATGGGCCTCCTTACGGCGACCCTTCTTATCCCTGAGTATGTTCACTACAGGGATCAGTTCCATTACCAGGTCGCCCCTTCCAAGGCTGCCTTGAGAACAGACAGCTCCATGTTCAGGATGTGACGAATGAGGTTCTCGTCGTACTTGCCGGTGTCACGCATGGCCAGGGCAATACGCATCTCGCCATTGAACATCCGGTTGACCCGGTCCAGACAGTTAGCTGCCTCGACCATGTTGCGGTCATCTTCCAGCAGACGCAGGATCTCAGCGGCACGTTCAGCCGACGAACCATCTTCAAGACGGTGCATCAGGTCCACTGCTTCACGCAGCATGCCTTTGATCCACGTGTCGTTCGGACGGAAATCGTACAGGCCAGGACGCAGCAACTGTTGGGAGGCCAAGTGAGGCAGACCCAAGCACCCTTCAAACACGGACGGTGCATTGAGCAGAGTGTCCATGTCAGCACCGGCCATGTCCCAGAACTGAGGACGGGTCAGGTGACGGGCCCAGACATCCATGGCATCATGCGCGTTCGACAGAGCGATGCGGCGCAAGATGGTCTTGGTTGCCTTTGGGATCTTTCCCGAAATGCCTTCAGTCCGCAACCGAGCAATGTGCCATTCCAGCGACAGTGCATCAGCGTCGTCAGCGACCAGTTCATTGAAGGTCTCTTGAAGAGGCTCTTCAGCTTCGAACAGTTCTTTGCAGACAGCCCGGTTGATCACCACGCTCGACAGCACGTCAACCCGGGGTTCGCCCATGGCCACGATGATCGAGTTGAACGTGGCTTTCTTGCAGAGCATGAACCAGCAGAAGTTGTCGAAGTCGATGTTCGGGAACACCGCTTTGACCAACATGGCGTACATGCGAGCGTAGGTCCGGCCATCGCTGTAGATGACAACCTTCTCGTTCAGCTCATTAGCCGCCACCATCAGGTCATGGAACTGTTCTGGCGTGAAAGCATCCAGACTGGTCCCGTAACCCAAGTGAGTCCCGACCTTCTCGTTAGGCTGAGGGATGTATTCGAACCCCACCTGTGGCGAGATGGTGATCGTATTTGCTGTACGGTCAATCCGTGTTTCAGAATCGACGTACGTCTGGTTAAGCAGATGGTACATGTTCGAGGCCCTTTAGGTAAGTGTGGTTTTCTTGCAGGATGGTAGCCGCTGCAATCCCCAGATCACCCACTGCTTCCGGTTCACTGATCACCAGCAACGCCATGAAGAACGGGTTGTTCTCCGACTGCGTGTAGTAGAACAGGTTGTGTCCACCGAAGCAGTACTCCTTGAAGAACGTCTTGTTCCAGCACCAGTGCTCTTCAGGGACGTCAGAAATCAACATCGGGAACAAGATGTGGCTGGCCAAGTGCACGAAGTTGATACCGCTCAGGTCATCACCTGGGATCTCTTCGTAGTTCTTGACCTGGTCCTCAGTGGGCGGGTAACTGTGCAGGGCGTACGTCGGGACCATGCAGCAGTTCCGCATCCATACCTGAAGGATCTCTTCGTTCTCCAGAATGAAGTCCAGAGGATTGAAGTCCAAGTGGTAAGGCTTGCCCGTCGCTGCCAGCAACAGATTGATCACGACGTCTTCCAATTGCGGCAGGTCCACCATGGAGGTGACGTGAAGATACTCTTTCACCAGTTCCAGTTTAGACTCAACGGACCCGAACCGCAGTTCACATTCAACACCCATGTTGGTGATGTACGTGATGAACACCTTGCCTTTGTGACGGCTGTTGTCGTAGTCCACGATGAACTTGATGTTCTCGGTGAACTTACGACGCATGACCATGATGGGGACAGGCACGGTGGTCTCAATGACAACCAGCTCACCTTCAATGGGTGCAAAGCGCGGTACTGGCAGCTTGTTAGGCTCTTTCTTGACTTCCACTTCGGTAGTCTTGTCCACGATGTTCTCCTCGATGATTACCGACGACCGCGGGACGAGTGGCAACTTACGTGGCAGCTCGTGTGGCAAACGGTGTTGGTCAGGGTAAGGACTTGGTTACGGCAGTTGGCCACGTACACGTTCCAAAGCGCCAGACAGGCAGCGTTGAACATGTTCAAGGACAAAGGAGTGTTGACGCCAAGGCCACCGAGGTTGGCTTGGGAGGCGAAATCACCTACACCGTATATAGTGTTGGCCACCGCAGTTCCATCGTACTGGACTTGCAGGTTTCCGTTGTTGTTGTAGTAGATGACGATCCGCGTAGTCCGCACGCCACCGAAGACGTTTGCGATGTTACGCAGCACAGCTACTGTCTGAGACGCACTGGGTTTACCGGCTTGGAAGTGCGCTACAGTGGCAGTGAAGTCTACCCCAGCAGTCGTACCAGCGAACCAGCCGGGAATGGAGTTGGCAGGATAGTTATTCGTCCCCCAACTGATTCCGCTGTTCATGTTGTTCTTCAGAATGGAGTTGGCGTTGACGGCCATCCGGTTCCGAGTAATTACTTCGGCCATATCACACCTTTATAATCAGGTTGGACTGTTGAGCACGACCAGACAAATAACGCAGTGTGTTTTTCAGACCACCACAGCGACCTTTCTGCCATGGGAGACGATGGCAATCACCCCCACATAGATCGTACACGTCGCACGTAATGCACGTATCACTCCGCGTCACTTCGCTTACGATCTCATCAATCCGACTGTCGGAATTGAGGAACGCATCGACGCCCTGCTCTAACTTGGCATGGTGAAGCTTGGTGGCTGCGTTAGGGCAACCCGACAACGACCCATCTGGGTTCATCGTCACAAGGTTCTGCTCACAGTTCCGGCAGTTGGTGTCGACTCTTACCATTTTCATCTTGAGCTTTTGCTCGATGATGTCCAAGGTGCGAATCTTTACGCGCGGGTTCCTTTCTTTGTAACGCAAATAAAGCGCGAGGTACCAGTTATCCTGAGCCTCGTTGTTGGGGAAGATGTCGAGGTTGACCTCAGCACTGCCGTCGTGGGTCAGACGCTCAAGCGACACATCGTCCACCGCAATGGCTTCCATCTGATCAATGAACCAATCAGGCGTGGTCTCAATCAGAGGACGACTGACAGACACCTTGAGACCAATGTCAATGCCATGGGACTTCAGCAACCGAAGATTGCTCTTCCACAGGTTCACCTGCTTCTCGTTGCTCCAGCGAATCCAATGATCCCAACTGGTCCCGATGTAACCACCAAAATAATGCTTGATGAAGTCGATGTGCGCATCAGTCATCTTGAAGGTCAAGTTGCTGTTGGCACACATGGACACGTTCTCTTGTTCGATGAACGCATCCGCTACGATCTGCATCTTCTCCAAGGGCACGAGGAAAGGCTCCCCACCATGGAACTCGATGTGGTAGTGGGTGTCTTCCGGATACCGAGACATAAAGTCTTTGATCCAGGCCACTGTGGCCTCTGGGTTGAAGTGGGTCTTATCCCCGTTCTTCCCGTTGGTGAAACAGTGCTGACAGTTCAGGTTGCAAGTACCGGTGGTCTTGACGTAAATGGTCTTTTGATTCACAGTTTGGCTTCCGTGAAGAGTTCCAAGCCAAAACTCAGCATAAGGGAACTGTCAGTGTTGATGGCACGATGCTTCGTGCCTCTCGGGATGTAAATGGAGTCACCGGCTACAAGGTCCATCGACCCGTCCGTTGACTCGAAAGTCTTTTGTCCTGTGACCATGTGAATAACCACATCATCCAGGTCAGTGTGCATCGGGAAACTCACCCCGTCTTTAGGGGATATAAACAGGTGACAGGTCACCGGGCCTTCATGGCCGAAGTGATCTGCCAACCGCTTACAGACTTTCCACATGGTTCCGTTGAGGCGTTCCATGCCTTCTACCTTGACTGGCTTGTCGTCAATCTCAAGGTAATCGGAAATAGTGAATACGTCATGACTACCGCCGTTCTTGATAAACTTCACCAAGCCCTGCTCGTACACAAAAGGACTCATCATCAGGACGTCAAGGTCCAGCAGTTCTTCACTGATCTCAGCGAACAGGTTATCCAGCCGTTGAAACATGATGCAGTCCTCTAGGTAGTCAGATCAATCTTGCCACAGCGGTGGCCACACTTGACGCCAAGCACCGCCGCCCCACACGTAGGCCGCCGAACCGTTCCAGTGAACAGAGCAGTCGACACCCGGGGTGTTCTTGGGTGCGTAACGAGCATCGTGATCCGCAGAGTTCACGTGATCGAAGATGCCGCCAGCGGTCAGCAGGTAATCGTCGGAGTTCAACCCACGAGAACGAGTGATGTTGTTCGGGATGTTCCCCAACCCCACTTGCGCTTTGGTCGTGTTGTGCGGATTGTTGAAGTTCGAGATGTGCTGGTTGATCACGTTGCCGACCATGGCATCAATAGCCGCCTTGGTACGAGCAGGTGTCATGAAGCGATCGTTCAGGATACCTTGCTGAGCTTCAGCCACCGACGCGGTCTGGAAGTTGTCAACCAAACCGAGACCGACTTGCGCCTTGGTGGTCTGGTGTGGGTTATTGACGTCAGCAACGTGCTGGTTGATCTTGTTGCCTGCGAACACCATGATCGCTTGGTACGTGCGCTGAGGTGTCATGAACACATCAGGGGCTGTACCGGCTTCTGCCTGGGCTTGCGAAGCCGTGGCGAAGTTGTCTACGCTGCCCAGACCAACCTGTGCCTTTGTAACGGCGTGAGGGTTGTTCTTCTTGGCTTCGTGAGCATCCGTGATCTCCTGAGAGATACGGTTGGCCAGAATCGACACCAGCGTAGGCGTCATGTAACGGTTACCAACGACACCCGCCAGAGCCTCAGCGTTCGATGCCACCGGATAGTTCTCAACAGACCCCAGACCCACTTGAGCTTTCGTGGTGTTGTGAGGGTTATTGAAATCGTTCAGGTGGTTGTCGATCTTCAGGTCCACTGCATCGATGTTCGCTTGCAGTTGATCCCGAATGAATTGCATCTGTTGACGCAGTTCATCGTGAGACGCTTCGTCACCGACCAAGATCGCGTTGGTGATTCGCTCCAGTTGCCACACCACGTATTCCCAGCCGTATGTATCGCCGATGTCGTGGATGTGAGGAGCCGGCGGATACGCCGTAGGACGTCCGATGATGGAACCCCATTTGATAGGGCGTTCATCGAGGTTGACCTGTTCGATCAAGTCAGCCAGCGCCTTCAGGTTCCAGGAGTACTCACCACCCACCACTTGGTAATCCATGATCACCGTGATAGGGGCTTGCACTTTAAGGACCACAGCGCACTGCACGTCTTTACCGCTTCGCAAGGAAGCCTGAGAAAACGGTTGGGCCAGCACGTAGTCGTCAACCGGCACCAAGGGAACCCCGGTGTCTGCGTTGATGATGACAAACGAACTGGTGTAGAAAGGACCTGCCTTGGGAACAAACGCGCGAGCCGTGTTTGTACTGATTTCCCGTCGCTCACCGACAATCTTGTTCGTCAGTGACGTACCGTCTAGGTCAAGAGGGTACTGGATAATCGGTGGTACACTCATGGAGAAACTCCATCATCCGAATAGTTTCGAAAACAACACGCTACGCCGTTAGACGCAGCGTGTCTCAAGATCAAGCGAACAGCGGCATCGACGCATCAATGACCGTGATCAACTCATCGCACATCTTGCCGATAGAATCATCGACTTTGGCGGTGGTTGTTGCAGGGGTCATCAACAGGTTCGTTGCAGTGCCGGTTACCGCCTGGGCGTTGGTTGCCGCAGCGTAGTTCGGCGTGGATGCCAGCCCTACTTGAGCTTTGGTCACAACGTGAGGGTTATCACGACGGGCTTGGAAAGCCTGCAATGCCGCGATGTCTGCTGTACCGTCAGTGAAGACAGCCGGGTAAACAATCCCGGTAGGTTCCACAGTAACGATGTCAGCCAGATCTTCCCACGATGGGAACGTAGCCGGAATCCAGAGCTTGTCCGACAGCTCAGTGATGTTGATCGGGTTGCGCTGACCCACCCCTTTGAGGTAGACATCGATCTTCGAGTTCAGGTTAGTACCTGTAACCACAAAGCCCAACGTCATTGGGTACGCACCAGCCGACAAGTGCTTGACTGCCGCACCACGAGGATGCAGAGTGAAGTCACCTACACCGCCTTCTTGGTCGTAGGTCGCACCGATCTCCAACAGCGCAGTGTGTTGCTTGTCTGCGTTGAGGGATTCATCGTTACGGCCACCAGTCAGCATCAACGTCAGGTCTGCATGCAGACCATTGATTGGGGCTTTGAAGCTACCCAACAAGATCCAGTGAACCGGAGCAGGGACTTCGTTACCGGTACCGTCGATCAGCAGAGGCATTTCAGGGACAGCGTACTGAATCTTGCTGCCCGCCACCTGACCGGCCATGTCGGCCTTCACTTCAGCGTAGGTCTTCCCGTCAAACTTCGACGTGTCAGCAACCTTACTGGCCAAGAAGGTGTTCATGACATCGATGTAGGTCTTGCCATCGAACAGGATGGTATCGCCTGCCTTCAGAGTCCCTACCCATGCAGCCAACTGAGCTTGAGTCAAGCCGTAGACCTTCAGGGCGTTAGCTGCCGCGGCAGTCACGTCCAACTTGTCCAGCAGCAGAGCGTCAATCTCTTGCTCGGTGTACGTACCAACCTGAGCAGCCGTCACTTTGTGCGGGTTGTTGAAGTCACTGACGTGAGCATTCGAACTGTCACCCACCAAGGCGTTGATCGCTTGACGAACAGCCAGCGGCGTCATGTACTTGTTGTTGGCAGTCGCATCAGCAGCTTCGGCAGGTGTAGCAATACCGAAGTTCTCAACGCTGCCCAAGCCGACTTGGGACTTGGTCGTGCTGTGTGGGTTGTTGAAGTTATTGATGTGGTCAGTAACACCCGACCCTACCGTTTCACTCAACACCAACGACAACAGACGAGGGGTGATGATACCTGAGTCATCGGTACCGGACAGAGCAGCCGCGTTGGTTGCAATGCCGATGTTGATGACGTTACCCAAACCTACCTGCGCTTTGGTAGTGCCGTGAGGGTTGTTCTTGTCCGCAATGTGACCGTCGATCTTTGCACCTGCGATGGCTTCGATTGCTTCACGAGTCCGCAGGGGAGTCATGTAACGGGCGTTCGAGGCACCGGCTTCGGCTTCAGCCTGTGTGGCCAAGGCAAAGTTCTGCACACTACCGAGACCGACTTGCGCTTTGGTCACGGTGTGTGGGTTGTTCATGTCAGCCATGTGCGCATTGAGCGCGGCAGTGGCGACAGCGTCGATCAACTGCTTGGTTCGCAGAGGCGTCATAAAACGGTTATTGGCTACCGCAGCGGTCGCTTCACCTACAGTAGCAGTAGGGAAGTTATCCACCAGGCTCAGTCCGACCTGCGCTTTAGTGACAGCGTGAGGGTTGGACTTGTCGGCGATGTGTTCTGCGATGCCACCGACACCTTGTTGAAGCAATGCTCGCTCAATGTCCGCCAGCTCATCGACCACTTCCGACATGCCGACAAAGTCGTCAATGCTGAAGTCATGGTTGACCACCGGGAATTCACGAGGCAGTTCAACCACCTGTTCCCAGTTTGCGATGCGTGGGTTAAACGCCACGTTAAGCAGGAGTTCACTGTACGCCTGATCATCCAGTACCCAATCGTCACCGATGGTCTGGTACTCCATGCGGAGCTGACCTTCGAGATTGCGATCGTAGAACGTAATGGCGCCGTAGACCGGCAAACCAATGGTATGAGACGCGTAAGCGAAGTGATACCCGAAGTTGTAGTGCTCACCTTCGTGAAGGTCAGTACCCAACGCTGGGTTGTTGACGTTTGCACCCTGCGGATACAGTCGCAGCTTTACGCTTGTGGCGTAGAACGGACCGAGGCGCGGAATGATGTAATAGTGATCGAACGTACCCCGCGAACGAATCGACTGGGTCTCGGTCACCTTGTTTGTTGCCGCGACACCCGTCGGATCGAAAGGGTATTGTGGAAGGACAGTACTCATTTATGCTCTCCGTTGGGATCTCCATCGGTTCAGATGCCGCTTGGAAAAGGGGCCGTGAAATCTTTGGGGCGTTACTTAAAAACGAAGCTTGTCTAATATTGAATATCAGACAACTGGCATACCATTATCGTGGGAGACTCGATAAATGTACGAATACCAAGGCGCTTTGGTGAAACACCGAAAGCCTGACGTGAAATTCGAGGAACTGAACGTCAGCAACATTCCGGTCAAGTCGCTCCTGCGCATTTATGCCGAAGTCTACCTGATCCTTACTCACCCGGTCCTTGGCGAGAAACACACGCTTAAATTGACCGACGTGAATGATCGTCTGGCCACAGTTCTGGAAACCGTCACGGTTAACCAATGGCTGACCAGTAACGCAAACCTGACACTGCCTACCGTCAAGGGCATCCCGAAGCCGACTACTTATAAAGCGTTGGCTCGGGATGCTTGGCAGGCAGGTTACAAGTGCGACCTGACTGTACCTATCGGCTCGCCCTTCAACGATGCGATCGACTCTGACAAGACTGACATCTGGTTGGTTCGTGATCTTGAGGCTGATGCTGCCCAAGAGGTCAAGATCGACTACGTTGACGTGCAGCAGCATTGCTTGGCAACGGTTAACGGTCTGGTGCACCGACTGGACGCCGATAATGATGGCGCGTACATCAAGGATGGCGGTACTACATTCCGTCGTTCTCAGAACGCTCTGGTTGGTCTGATCAGCTTCAAGAACTTGGGGAAGGTTCACACTGCCTCGATCACTCCTGAGATGATCTACCAGCCCGATGAGACAAAGAAGCTGTCGTACAACTTCTACGTCAAGGTCCCGTTCGACACCACCAACAAGGTGATGGGTATCGTCATCGGCGGTTACCTGCACTTGGCTACCAGTGACATCAAAGTCATCGGCAGTAACTCCATGAAAGTGGAGATGCGCAAGTTGCCATTCCTTGAGCGGTACATGGTCTCTCGTTACCTGATTGACCAGACGTCGATGGAACGCTTCCACGATGTGTCACCGACCAACGAACTCGACTATGACCTGCAAGGGTTCTACAGTAACGAGTGCATGCTCGAATTGCTGACCCTGAGCCAGTCGTTCATCGTGGGCATTGAGGTTGACCACTTGGTGACCAACGTCATCGGGACAGGCCGCACTCACTTGCCGGGTCGGTTCTACTTGGACGAACGTCCACTGTGGCCATTGCGTACCGAACTGGGTGCGTTGCCATCGTACGTGAGCGAAGAAGAAAATGGCGTGTGGGTGATCCGGGTCAACAACAACCTGCGTCAACACCGCTTCATGGACACCACGGACTACACCTTGCAGCCCAAGGTCGATGAGAAGCGGGTCTCTTCTGAGCCCCAGACTTTCGCCCGTGGTGATCTGATCCAATGGAGCACCAGCACCGTTGAGATCGTGGTTCCTGTGGCGTGACAACATACGAGGAGGAGCCAGTGGCTCCTCCTCTATGCCGCATCATGGGATGTACATGTCAGCCGAACCTGTTGCATCATCATTACAGGTGGCCTTGCTGGTGGCCCGTGTGACGGGAATCCCATCAATGCTGAACCAAGGACTGCCGTTGGCAATCTTAGGTCCTGCGTGAGCCCCTGCACCATGACCTGCTACACCGTCGTTGACCACAGACATGGGTTTGCCATTCCACGTCCAGTTAGGTTTCCCCGGACCTGTGATGACACCCCCTGCTTGATCGACACCGACCAACGAGACTTTATTGCCCATCAGCTACTCCCATCAAATCGAGGCGTCTTGAGTGTTGTACCGCCGCCTTGCAGTTGGAAGATACTGCCCCCGCCATTGAGAGTGATCTTCTTGGCCTTGACGTCAACATTGCTGTCGGCTGTCAGACTGATGTTCTGCGGAGCGTACCCATTGATGTCGCGCTTGTTCAACTCAATGAACGCACCCAACATGTTCTTGATGAGGATGTGGGTGTTCGCCGTGTCAAACAGGATGTGGTTACCCTGATCATCCTGGATGATGATCTTGCCCGATGCCATGTCGAACTGCACGTCGTACGTACAGACCTCACCGTTCTTCTTGCTGGTGCTGAGGGTGATCATCTTCTTGTGAGCTGACCATTCCACGAAGTACATGTTCTCAGGATCTGCGCCATCCGATGCTTCAGCCGGGTTGGCGTTGATCCCAAAGACCACAGTCTCCAAGCGCCGCAGGTGGTCATCCAGTCCGAACACACGCCAGTAGTACTTGTCGTTAGCGCCGAACTGGTAGATCTTGATCCGCTCACCACGGCGAACGTTGGGTGGGGTCTTGCGGTTACTGTCTGGTATCCATGTAGCTGGGTGGTTACCGGACACGAATGCGACACCGCTGTTTTCTTTACCGTCTGAGTTCTGATGGCCATATTCCATGGCATCGACTTTATCGACAGCTTCCCCGTCCGTGAAGCCCAGCTTCTCATGGGGCGAAACCATCAATTCAACGGAACCTAACTTGAGGTTTTCCACAGCGGTGCCGACAGCTACCAGACGAAACATACTGGCCGTTTGCTCTGCCATACACACCTCTTGTTAAAATGAAAC